CGCGGCCGCCGCGAGTTCGGCGGATCGGTCGACGTCTTCGAGCGCCCCGGAGACATCCCGGAGAGCGTCGGTCGCCTCATCGGTCGCGCCGGTCATCGCGACAATCGTTCCGTCGAGTTCTGCGACACCCTCGCCCAATTCGGCGACCGTGCGCGCGGTCTGCACGGCCTGCCTGGCATAGAGCCGGTCTTCCCGGGAGCCGTTGCTTGCCGCCTGCGCCGCGTCGTTCATCGCGGCCACAAGCTGATTTACCGGAATCCGTCCTGCCGAGAACTCCGCCGTCACGTCCTGAACGGCCTTCTTCAAATCGTCGCTGGCGTCCGCGACGTGCTGGATCGCCGCGCGCCCGCGCGCGAGGTCCCGACCGAAGAAATTGAACAGGATGCTCGACCCGCCGGACGCGAGCGTCTGCATGTCCATGATCGCGCCCCGGAAGGCTTCGCGCATGTCTTCCAGATTGCCCTGAACGTCGGTGAGCGTGACGGTTTCGGACAGCTTCTGGCGCCATGCGTCCAGCGCCGGCCCGGTTTCGTCATAGGCGTTGCGGACTGCATCCATGATCCGCAGGTGTTCGGACAGAATTTCGTTCACGTCAGTCGCGCTGGTCAGCCAGGTGCCGATCAGCGTCGTCACCGCAACCACCGCCAGCGCGGGGGCGATGGCCGCCGTGAGCCCGCGCATGGCGACCGCCGCGCGCGTGGCGTTGCGCGCCGTGAAACCGAGACTGGCCGCAGCCGCTTTCGCTTGTGTATCGGTCAGTTGCAGCGCCGCGCGGACCTGCATGAACGTCGTGACGATCTTCACGCCGACCAGTGCCGTCACCACCGACACGAGCAACCGGAAATTCCGAATCATCCACGCGATCATGTCGACGACTGCGCCGAGGGCCGCCGAGATGCGTTCGGCGAACGACTGGAACTCTGGCGACCGCATGGTCTCCACGAGATCGTGCAGCAGGTTGTTGAATGCGTCGATGAACCCGGCCTCGCCGAAAGCGAGCATCGCCTGAAACGCCGCGTTCTCAAGCTGCCCCAGCGCGGTCGTGGTCGTGTTGAGGGCTTCCCCAAGCTGCGGCCCGAACCGGCGCGTCAACTCGGCGGCGAACGCCGTCATGTTCGTTTCGTCGGACAGGATTTGCCCGGTCGCCATGAACTTGTCGAGTTCGGCGGTCGTCAGGCCGAGGGCGTCGGCCATGATGTTGAACGCGCCCGGCAGGCGGTCGCCCAACTGCCGGCGCAGTTCTTCGGACGTGATCTTGCCCTTCGAGATCATCTGCGTCAGGGCGAGGAAGATGCCGGACATTTCCTCGGTCGAGTTCTTGTTGACCCGCGCCGATTCAGCGACCGCCAGGAAGATGCGCCGCACCGAAGACGACTGGAACCCGGCGGCGTCGGCTGCCACGGCCAGCTTGGAATACTCGTCGGCCATGACGGCCAGCGACACGCCGAGCCGGTCGGACGTGCGACGCAGGAAGTCGAGTTCGGCCGTAGTCCTCTGGCCGCTCTGCCCGGTGGCGACGCTGATCCGGTTCGTCGCCGCTTCCCACTTCTTCGTGGCGTCGATGATCCCGTTGATGATCCGAATGGCGCTGTAGATGCCGGCATAGGCCGTCACGAGCGACAGAACCTCGCCGCGCAGGCGCTGCGTCCACGACAGCGACGTGCGCTTCTCGTGGCCCAGAGCGCGCATGAGCCGCGTGTAGGCAGACAGCCGCTCGGGCGCCCCTGCGGGCACGTCCGGTCGCATGGGCGGGATCGCGTGAAGCTGCTGGATCGCACCGGCCGTCTGCCGGGCCGCCTCGCGCGTCTTCGCCAGCGCCGCGACCATCCGTTGCTCGGCCTCGATCATGCCTTGCAGGCCGCGCCGGTTGCCTTCGACGGTGCCGTCCATCTGCGCGTAGGCTTGCCGGACCTCGCCGAGCCCCTGCCGCATGATCCGCAGTTCGGCCTTCATCTGACCGGCGGTATTCTTCGCCTGCGCGAAGGCTTCCGACGCCTCGCGCGTGGGCGGCCCGATCCCCTGCATGGCCGCGGCCAGCCGGTTCGCCCCCTGCGCGGCCTCCCGGTAGTTCGCCTCCATGGCGAACGTGGCACTGGTCAGTTCGTCCCGGCGGCCCATGCCTTCCCGGCGGGCCGTGCCGGCACTCGCCCCGGCCAGTCGACGGATCGACTCGGCCGCCTTGTCGGCGTTCGTCTTGAGCGTCACCAGATCGGCCGACGCGCGCTCGTATTGCGATGAGAGCCGGACGGTCGCGACCGCAGCCTTGTCGTGCTGTTCGGAGAGCGCCCGCTGCGACGCCTGCGCCGCCCGGAGGTTCGTCTTGTGCCGTTCCAGCGCCGCGTTCGTGCGCTCGACCATGCGCGCGTTCTTGTCGACGGCGCCGGCCGAGCGATCGTATTCGCCCTTGAGCCGGGCAAGGTTGGCAACCTCCTGCGCTCGCTGCTCGGTGAGGCGCTGCCCGGTTGCGATCTGTTTCTCGGCCGAGGCGAGATTCCGCTCAAGCGCGCGCTGCGCCGCGCCGAGGGAGTTCGTCATGGTCTTTGTCGGCTGGTCGACCTTGCTGATCTCGTCTTTCAGGCGAGCGTATTTCGCTGCGGACGCTTCCAGCCGTTCGTTTGTCTTGGCGAAGGCCGCGTCATTGCGCGTGATGCCCGCCGTCAGCTTGTCGATCCGGGTCTCGGCCGCGGTGATCTGCGATCCGAAGGACGTATGCTCGGCCCGGGTCTCGCGCAGCGCATCCTTCTGGCGCTTGAGGGCTTCGACCGCGCCATTGACCTTCCGGGTCAGTTGCTCGACGCGAGAGTCCATCTGCGTGAGCGCCTGACCGGACGTGGCCGCCTGCCGTGCGGCGTCGGCCAGTTCGCTTTTCAGCTTCTCGGTGGCCTGCTGCGCCCGGGCGAAGTCGGCGGCGATCTTCTCGCCGGCCTGCATCGCCTTGATCGCGGTGTCGAGTTTCGTGAAGGCTGCGCCGAGTTCGCCCATGGCGGACCCGGTTTTCGCCGCCCCCGACGACATCTTGCCCTGCGCCGTGTTGAAGGCATTGATCGCGGTCGTGATCTGGTCGACGACCTTGGCCGCCTGATCCTTGGCGCGGATGACTAGATCAACGTCCTTGCGAGCCATCCGGTGCCCCCTGCGTCAGCCGCCTTCCCATTCGACGTGATCGTCGAGAGACGTCGGCGCGTCCCGTGGATCGTCCTCGTCAGCGTCCACGCCCGGGATGAGGTCCCGTCGCGGCCGCGCCTCCACGTTTACCGCGTCTCGCAGAGTCTTCAAACCCCTTCTGGCGTCCTTCGAGAGCAACGTCGCCACATGCTGCCGGAGCATGTCCATTTCCAGCAGCAGTTTCGTGCTCTCGCGCTCCTGCACGAGGTTGGCCTCGTCGACCAGCATCCCGAGCGCGTAGCGTTCCGGGTCCCGGTGCCCGTGCGCCCGCAACAGACTCACGCGGCGTCGGAGGCTCCAATACCAGCTTCGGACAGCACTTCCGGGATCACCGACTCCACCAGCCCCGAAGTCGTCGTGACCAGTTTGACGATGATCCCCACGAAGTTTTTTAGTTCCGACTCCGACGTGAAGGTGTTGTAGTAGATCGCGGTCAGCGCCGCGATCTGGACCGGCAAGGGCAGCTTGCGCGCGCGGCCCACTCCTTTCGGGGAGGGGTCATCCGCCGCGCGCGCAATGACCTCGGCCACAAGGCCCGGGGTCTCCGTCACTACGGTCTTGAGCATGGTCGGCAGAGTGCTCGTGTCGACCTGTTGCCCGGCGAGCACCCCGCCGAGCAGCATTACGACATCCGATCCGTAGCGCGGAAGGATGTGTGCGACGTCCTCCGTGGAGAGGCCGCGCACCGCGAAAGAGGTTTTCCCATACGGGATGTCGGTTGTCAGGAGCGGAAGATCGCCGAAGGTCATGTGGGGTCTCCGTGATTATCAGGCGTAGACGGGCTTCCCGTCGCGCCGGAACGCCGGCTGGTTCTCGGGCTTCATCACCCGAACGGTCAGCGGAATTTGCTGCCACTCGTCGCCCTTGAGGTTGTAGTCGCCGTTCGGGGACAGCTTGACCCAGCCCATGCGCAGCTTCGAGTCCGGCCCCTTGGGGTTCTTGGTGACGAACACCAGCGCCCCCTCGACGGGCTGATTGCCTGACAGGACCACCGACCGGGACGACCCGCGCACGGTGAAGGTCACGTTGACGGACGCGCCGTCGACCGCATGGGCCGAACCGTCGACGAACGACAGGAAGCCGGCGTCGAAGTCCATGGTGTAGTCGACCTTCTCGACCAGCACGGTGCCCGTGCCACCGGAGAGCGTCCCGCCGCCGCTGACCGCCGTATTGTCGGCGGCCGCCGTCAGCACGATCGCATTGCCGTCGGTGCCCGGAATCTTTGCCGTGACGGTCACGGCCCCGGCCACGGCCGAGGCCGACACGTCCGCGTGGGGGATGATCCCGGACGAGTAGTCCGTGCCCGCCGTGCCGCCCGTGCCGTTGATGGCGTTGGCGAGGTTCGCGCCGGTCGCATCCGCGTCGACCCCGATGAGGACCTGATTCGCGCCCGCGACGACCGACACGAAGGTATAGGTCCGGTCGCCGACCGCCACGGTATCGGCCGCCGTGGGGACGCCACCCGAAATGGTGATCGTCCCGGTCGCCGCCGCGGCCGCACCGATGGTCACGGCAAACGTGCTCGGGTCGATACCCGCGAACCCGGTCGGGTTCGTGATGTCGTCCTGCCCGAGTTCGTAGCTGTGGCCGGCCTTGATGTCGGACAGCGCGATCGTCTGCGACGCCACGGGGGCCTGCACGAGCGCGGTCGACGAGCCGAGCAGGAACAGGGCCACGTTCTCGGGATTGATGTTGTCCGTCACCAGCGTCCCGGTGCGGGTCACTTCGAGGGTGACGGAATCATCTTCCTCGCGGACGCCCTCGTCGGCGTTGTAGTGCGGCAGGTCCTCGGACTCGATGGTCAGCGAGAACTCGGGCGTGTTGCCGAAGTAGAGGAAGCCGTCCGGCTCCTGCGTCCCCTCCTTGAAGCGCGCGAAAAACAGCTTCCCGCGCCCGAGGACATATTGCTTGGTCTGCGCCATTGTAGTGCCTCCGTTTCAGTCCCCATAGGGATCAGCCAGGTCTTCTGCGAGGTCCAGCGTGATCGACAACCAGAAATATGCCTTCTCGGATACCTCATCGGGCGGACGCACCACCCCGGTTCCGATATACATGCTCGTGACGAATCGTCCAAGGCCGAAGATTCCTTCCTCGGGCGAATCCCAATTCGCCTTGGCCCGTTCCTCGGCCAGTCGCTTCATCACCATTGCGAGGAAGACATGCCCCGGATCGGTCGGGTTCTCGGGATCGTCCGGGGCGAAACCCTGCACGACCAGTTCCCAGCCGGGCGCCAGCACGGTCGCGTCGGCCGGCGCCCCGATGTGATCGAGCGGGATCGGCGCTTCCAGAACCGAGATCAGCGGGATCGGGTCGCTCGGGCCGAAGCGATTGCGGCCACGGAACACCTTGTCGACCATGGCGTAGAACTTGCCGTCATAGGTGAACGTCACTTCTTCGAGGACGTCGGACAGCGCCTTGAGCACCCGGAGCCGAATCACTTCGCTTGCCATATCAGAGCCCCAGCAGGCGCACGATCTGCGCTTCCAGTTGATCGGCGATCGTCGGGCTGCGGTCCTCGATCAGGCCGGACCCGTCTGCCGCGCGGAAAATCTGGTCGACCGACGGCCCGTAGAGGACGTAGAGCCCGCTCGCGACACGCCGGGCGGTCGACTTGCGGCGCAGGGCCTCGCCCGGCCGCAGCCGCACCGCCAGCGCCAGATTGTATTTCGTATCGACTTCGCCGCCCCCGGCCGGGAGTCGCAGGTAGAACGCCTTGCGCATGAGCCGGGCGTGGCCGGGCTTCACTTCCACAATCGCGCCGCGCGCGTTCCGGGTCTTCGGGCCGGAGGTATACTGCGCCAGCGACGTCGCCCGGCCGCTGGCCCGGATGATCGCCTCGGGACGCCCCGGGGACGCCTTCTGCGCGACGTAGAGCCGCTTCCCGGTAGGCGACACGGCCCGGGCCGGCAGCTTGACCTGCTCGCGCACATCACGCGCCAGCATGACCCGGGCGTCCCGGGCCACGGTGTTGACCGCCATCGACAGCACCTTGGCCCGGCGGTCGTGCGAGACTTCGGCCAGCAGATCGCGGTTGAGCCCCTTGACGGTCGTTTCCCACGTCATACCAGCCCCACGATCATCTGCTCGGTGATGACGGTGCAGGTCGCCAGGTCGGCAGCGTCGGGCAACAGCTTGCCGATCAGGGTGTGCGGCTCGGCCGGCTTCACTTCCGCCGTCACGGTGACGTTGTAGGCAACCCGGTCGTGGTCGACGAGGAACGCCTCGGTCAGGCCGACGATCACCACCGCGTTGCGCGGCACGATCTGGCCGACTTCCTCGACGTCGAAGATCACGGTCGTCGGCGACTCCCACGCTTCCGCGTAGGAGAGGTTCGTGCCCTTCATGTCGCCCTGCAACCGCGGGGCCGTATGGGGCCGGACATGAATCAAGGCCGGAGCGGACCCCGGCCTTGCGTAGTAGATCGCCGGGACCTTCATCGCCTCATGCAGCGCGCGACGTGACCGCAGTTTGAGGTCCCGGAAAGATTCCATGCGAAGTCACACGAGGTCGTCGGCCGAGGACTTCCTGCCACGGCGCGGCTTCGGCTCGGGCTCCGGCTTCGGCTCCGGCTTCGGCTCCGGCGCAGGTTCCGGCTCGGACTCGGGCTCGTCGTCCTCGAAGGTCTGAACCTCGGCAGGCTCGGACTCGGGCTCGGCCACCGGCTCGATCTTGCCGGGAATTTCGCCGCTGGTCGGCGCGTTCTCCATCACCGACGCACCGCCGAGACGGACCAGTTCGGCCGCTTCCTCGGGGCTCGCGAAGAAGATCGCACCCTTGCTGATAACCTCTCGGCCATACGCATTGCTGCGCTGGATCGCGGTGATCGCTTTCATCTGGACCTTGGCGGCCATCTGGATTCCTTTCCTGTGTCAGGGCGGAAGTTTCGGGGGCGACTCGCGCCGCCCCCGGATCGGCACCTTACGCGACCACGCGGGCGCGGAAGGTGTTGTTCGGGTTCATCGGCACCATGAGCGGGGCGCTCTGAGTCATGATGAACGTCGCCGACGGGTCTTCTTGCGGCCACATCTTCGGGAACATCGCGAGCGGCTGGAAGTTCGCGTTGATGTCCTGGATCGCACCGAAGGCCCGGACGCCCCGGACGTTCGGCCCCGTCATCACGATGTCGCGCTCGTCCATGAAGGGGATCGCGGCACCCTTGACAGTATACCAGTCCGAATAGACGTAGACGTCGGTTGTGCCGTTCAGCTTGCCGACCCATTCGACTTCCAGCCCTTCGAGGACCCCGAGGTTCACGTTCAGGCCGCCCTTCTGCGGGGGCGCGTAGTCGGTCTTGAGCAGGCCCTGCACGTCCGGGTGCGCCCGGAAGGCTTCCCACGCCTTGCCGCCCATGGTGATCCGCGTGAGCGGGCCGCCGTAGAACGCGCGCCGGACAACCGCCTTCCACCGCTCGATGTCCGCCAGCGGGGTCGAGTTGGTCGTATCGGTCCACAGTTGGTCGCCCGTGAGCGTGACCTCGTGATTCGAATCGCGATCGAAGTCGACGGTGGTTTCGGGATAGTTGTCGTCCTTGAGCGTGACCCGCCCGTAGAGGATCGCCTGCGCGGCCAGCCATTCCCAGCGCCGCTCGATCGCGAATCGGTGCTGACGCAGAATGTCCGCCACCAGTTCGTTGTAGCGTTGCGCGGGCGACTTCTTCGCCGCCCCCGGCGCCAGTTCCCCCTGCCCGGCGATCTTGCGAATCACCCGGCTGGCGTTGATCGGGTCCTTGGGCTTGACGTAGGCCGGGCGGAACCGGAGCACACGCTCGGCGGCCGAGTAGATCGGCACACCCTGCGCGGTCGGCACGACCAGCGGCGCCAGCTTCCGGTCGCTGCCCAGCTTCGCGAAGTCGATTTCTTCTTCGTCGAACTGGACGACTTCCGGGAAGCACAGGCTCAACCAGTAGTTGCTGGGCGGCCGCATCTGCTCGTCGTTTGCGAGAACGCCGTAGAGGACGCTCGTTGAATAGAGTTTCTGGTCCACGGTTTCCTCCGATCAGACGGTGAGATCATCGTCCGAGAATTTCTTGTGCGAGACAAGAATGCTCGGGCTCTTGGTGCCCTCGAACGCGACACGCTGCCGCGCTTCCGAGTTGAAGGACGAATCCCACTTGAGGGCTCCGCCGTCGAAATGCCCGGCCCGATAGACCGGAACCATCGCCGACACGCCGGCGGGGATATGCACTTCCGTCGCGAGCACCCCGTAGGCGTTCGAGGTCGCCGCCGTGCCGCCCGAGAGGTTCGCCGCGCCCACGGTAATGTGCGTCGCCGAGTCCGTGGCAAGCGTGATCGCGTTGCCCGCAGCGCCGACGACCTTGGCCGTCACGGTCACGATCCCGGCCGCGTTGGCCGCGCTCACGAAGTCGTTTTCGAGCGTCCCGACACCATATTTCGTGCCGGCGTCGCCCGGCGTCGCATTGATCGCCGCGACGAGGTTTTCCGCCGATTCCGTGACGTTCGCGCCGATGAGCACGTCGCCCGGATCGTTGACGGCCGCCACCATCTTGTAGACGACCCCGGCAACCGTGATGGTTTCGTTGGCGAGCCCGACCCCGGTGAAGGTGATGTCCTCGTCGGCCGACACGCCGGGCGTGAACACGGCCATCGCGCCGAGTTCGGTCACGACCGAGAAGATGTCCAGGTCGAGTTTGCCGGCAGGCGTGACCATGATGGTCTGCGATGCGATGGCCGGGGTATCCCCGAACAGGATTTCCTTCGGCCCGCCCCAGGACTCCGACTCGAAGTCCGCAATCCCGGGCGCCGGGTCGCCGTATTTGATCGTTTGGTCCGTCATCGACCTGTCTCCTTGCGCGGTTGCCGGACTGCCCGGGCGTTACTGCTTGAGCGGGACGCCGGTGGACGCCGCCGATGCGCCGAGGATCGACGCGATCTCCTTGGCCTCGGCCGACATGCCGTCGTCCTCGTCCTCGTTTTCGGTCGCCAGAGTGCCGACCTGCGGATTCGGGGTCGTCTCCATGGCCGATGCCAGCGGGTTCGCCGGCGCGGGCGCCGGGGCCGCCGCCTGCGGGGTTTCCTTCGGCAGCTTCGCGAGGAACGCCGCCGCCTGTTCGGCGGTCATGTCGGTGTCCAGCGCGGCGGCCAGCGCGGCGGCGGGACGATCCTTGGCGGACTCGCCGGTGATGATCGCCGAGATACGCGCCTTCTGGTCCGCCATCCCGGCAACGTGCCCGGCCGAGCGACCTTCTTCGGTGGCCGCTGCGAGGGCAGCAGCGTCGGGCGCGGTCGTGTTCTTGTCCGTCATCTGATCGGTCTCCTGCACTTGCATTTCCTCCGCGAACTTCGCGGCTTCATCTTCCAGAGCGCCCACCGCATCAGCGAATCCCACGGTGACGGAATCTTGCGCATCGTATGTCAGCGCCTCCGTCGCTCGGACAGCATCTTCGCCCATATCGCGGTTTCGCGCAACTGTCGAAACAAAAACCGCGTAAGACTTGTCTACGCGGGCCTGAATGCGGTTCCTGACACCCGCGGGCAACTTCTCGAAGGGGTTTCCGTCGACCTTGTGCGCGCCGGCGAAGACCAGCGTGATCTTCACGCCGTCGTTGTCGAGCATCTTGGAAAAGTCGACGTGCATCGCCACGACGCCGACCGAGCCGACGCCGCCGCTCCGGGTCACGGTAATGCGCTCCGCCGAGGACGCCAGCGCATAGGCCGCCGAATAGGCGCTGTCCGAAGCGAACGCCCGAATCGGCTTCTTCGCGCGCGCCTCGTAAATCTTGTCGGCCAACTCGAAGCAGCCCGCGACCATGCCGCCGGGGCTATCCACGACGAGAGCGATGCCGCGCACGGCCGGATCGGCGATCCCGCGCGCGAGCGCCTGCTCGATGTAGTCGTAGCCGGTCGCCCACGACCCCAACTGGTAGGGAAAGCGATGATAGAGCGAGCCGAGGACCGGAATTTGCAGAATGCCGTTCTGCACGACATAGGGGCGCCACGGGTGCGGGGCGCCGGAACGATCCGACCAGAAATCCTGATCGGCCGCCATGCCCTGCGGCAGGCCGAACGCCGCCGCCAGTTCGTGCTGTTCGAGATGCGCCACACACGCCTCGAACATGGACAGCCGGTCAGGATCGACCAGCAGCGGGTCCGCCGCCAGCCGCTCCATCAGGGTCGCCCGCTTGGGCCGCTCCGAGAGCAGCGGGTCCGCGAGCACGGGAGCCTGCACCCCGAACGCCAGCTTGGGGCTAATCGGCATCACGTTCCTCATCGCCCGCCTCTCCACCTTGCCGGTCCTCGCGCGGGTCCCCGCCCACGGCGTTCATCATATTCGGATCATCCGAAAACACCAACCCGCGCGCTTCGGCCTCCGCGTTTTCGCGTTCCTGCTGGCGGAAGACCTCGCGCCAGTCCTTCCCGAGCCGGGCCAGTTCGTATTCCCGGGTCGACAGACCATACTTGAGCCGCAGCACCGCAGCCTGGGTCTCCTTGAGTTCGTCGACCTGCCCGCGCGCCGCACCGATCCACTCGGCCGAGGACAGCGCGTCGAACATGACGTTCAGATGGCCGTCGGTGTAGAGCCGGCCGGCCTCGCTGGCCGGGAACGTCGTCAGCTTGTTGGCCCAGATCGCTTCTTCGAGCCAGAGCCGATAGACGAAATTCGCGAGCCGATCCGCGACGATCCGCTTGCGCGCCTGCATGAAGCGCCACGTCGAGAGCATCGCGGCCTTCATGGACGAGTAGTTCGTCTTGGAATAGTCGCGGCTCATTTCCTCGTAGGTGATCCCGAGCGCCGCCGCGAGGTAGCGCAGCAGCGACGTCTCGAACTGCTGGCCGACCCCGCCGGGAGACCCGGCCGGGCGAAGCTGCAACCGGGTGCCGGGATACAGGTGCGGAATCTTGATCCCGTCCATGGTCAGATGCCGCGAGGCTTTCGACCACGCCGCGATCTGGCCCATGTAGGCATTGGCGTAGCCCGAGATCGCCGCGCTCATGTTCTGGCCTGCACCGAGTTGCGCCGAGACGACTTCGTGCGGCATCTCTGATTCGATGCTCGCGGCATAAGATGCGTTCAGCACCGCGTTCTGCAACGTGATGTCGCGGAACTTCCGGGTGATCGCAATTTCCCGCAGCCCGGCCGTAAGGTCGGACACCGCCCGGGTCTGGTCGACACGCTGCTGCTCTTTCAGGTGCAGCACCATCTGCCGGCCCCACGGCTTGCGGAACGGGACCTCCCGGAAGAACTCCCCGGTCTGCGGCAGGAACATCCCGTATTCGTGGGGATGCTCGACCTGCACGGCGGCCGCAATCGGCGCCCCGGCCCGATTGTGCCGGATGCCGGCCCGCCAGCGCGGGTTCCCGACATGCTGCGGCGGCGTCCGCAGCCGGTCGGTATCGACCATCTGCACCGCCGTTCGGAAGTCCCGGCCGCGCGCCCGCGACCACTCGGCCATCGCCAGCGCCTCGCCGGAGAACACGAACACGCCGACCGCCAGCCGGATCATCTCGGTCAGGCTATTCACCCGGGTCATGTCGACCCAATTCATCGGACTCTCGGCCCAGAGCGAAAACAGCGGCTCGACTTCCCGCTGGAAATCCTCGCTCCACCCGTCCGCCTTGCCGAGGACTTCGGCCTGCGGCTTGGCGTTCAGTAGGTAGAACGACCCGACGATGGAGTCCCGGTGCTGCTGGCCGCCCCAATGCACGAACGCATCGTTGCGGTCCATGTCCCGCGCCCGGGCGTCGAGCAGTTCCTTGTCGGGCAGCATGTCCGCATCGGCCGACATGAGCGTCGGCTGCCACAATGCGATCTGGTTGTCGAACTGCGATGCGCCCTCGTAGGCCCCGCCCATCGCCATGTCCTTCGGCGGCGTCCCGACGAGTCGGTCGATGTCCGCCTGCACCTGTTTCATTTCTTCCGGCGTCATGGCACCATCCAAGCCGTGATCGGCCCGCATACGCCGTTGAGCGGAAGCCCCAGCATCGAGCGCATTTCAAGAATGTAGCCCCGCAGCCGCAGCGCGTTGCCCGGAACATACTCGACACGTTCTCCGTTCTGATCCACGAAGGTTCGCGCTGCGCCGCCTACTGCGAGCGAATGATAGGCGCGTTCAGCCTCCTTGAGGCGCTGCAACATCTCGGCGCGCTCATCGGCCGTGAGTTTCGGTCGACATGACATTCCGGCCCTCCGTCACGCCAGTTGCTCCGCGAGATCGTCGATACGATATTCGGGATCGCGCGCAGAGTCGAACGGTTTTGCCTTTTCGCTCGGGCGGAACACGAGGCTGTTGTCATCCCAGCGTTCCGCCCATGACGGCGGATCGGTGAACTGGATGCGCTCGAAGCCGACTTCCGGCAGCAGAGTCGCGACGATCGTGTAGACGAGAAGGTCCCAGCTTTCATTCCGATACTGGCGCGGGTTCGTCCACCGGCCCTTGGAATCCTTAACCTCGACCGTCAGTTCGGTGTAGAAGTTCTCGCCGAGACCCTTCTGGAACATGATGGCGCCGCCGGGCGTCGTGCGTTCGAGCCGGTTGTTCAGGTCGTCCTTGATCGTGTTCGTGTTAATCATCGCGACCGGGATTTCCCCCCGAGCGCCGGCGTTCCGGTCCTTGCGCCCGCTGTCCGGGTATTCGACCCGGACCCGCGGCGCATTCGGGGTCGACGCCCCCTTGAGCAACCGGAACCGGGACGCCAGCCCGGGCTCCCATGCGTAGACGGACTCGGCCGAGCCGGGGTCCTGCCCGTCTTCCAGCCAGGTCTCCGGGTGCAGGAGCCAGCGGTAGAACTTGTAGGCGTTGGCGGTCGTGCCGTCCTTGCCGCCCGAGTCCGAGACGGTCATGTGAATCGCCATTCGGCGGCCAGAGTCGTCCGCCAGCGGGTAGGTTTTCAGGATCACCTGATCGACCAGCAGTTTCCAGTCCTCGGGATGCGCGCCGGGGTTTACCCAGAGGAATTGCGTCGGACGCTCGGGGTCACGGCGGCGGGAATACTTGATCGGGAATCGGTCGATGACGTAGATGTCGCCGTTCTCGGCGATCCCGTGGACCTGGACCTCGAACCTGTTTTTCTGGATGTCGATCGCCGCGATCAGAAAGCGCACGTTCGGCGGCACCATCCCGAGTTCCGGGGCGTGATTGCGCTCGCGCGCCATGAGTTCCTGCGCGGATCGGTTGGTCTCAAGCGACTTCGGCAGATAGGGTTCGCCCCGGTCGGTGTTGGCCGTCGTCTTGAGGGCTTCCTCGGAGCCCGTGTTCTCGTATTCGTGCTGGGCATTGAGTTGGTTCAGCACCAGCCCTTTCCAGTCCGCGAACGCCGCGATCACGCCCTTCATCCAGAAACTCGCGATGTCGGATCGCCGCGCCGTTCCGGCGATCTCGCCGGACGGGAGCCAGACCTGCCCGTCCTTGATCCAGCGCCCGCCGAGGTTCATCTCGTCCTTGCTCGGGCTGCCCCCGCCGTCGTGGTAGTGCGTGAACCCGCAATGCGGACACTTGAGCGTCGCCGCCTCCGCTGCCTCCACGAAGTCCCGCGAGTCGGGATAGTCGATAAGCGAGAAGTCCGGCTCGAACGCCAGCCGGCACGACGGATTCGCGCACCGCCAGTAATACCGGCGCCGGTCGCCCCGATTGTAGAGCGCGAGAATGCCCTCGGTTGGCGGCGCCTCATGCCGGGTCGTCGGCCGCCATTTCGGGTTGTCGATGACCTTCCCGGGCGAGGATTCGGCCACGCACATCCCGTAAGACCGGAACGTCTTGGCCCGGGTCCGGGCGAGGTCGAAGGGCGACCCTTCGCCGTCGACGTTCATGTCCATGCGGTCGTAGTCGGTCAGCCACAGGCGCGGGATCGGGCGCCCGGACAGTTCGTTGATCGACGGCCACGAGAGCGTGAGCATCATCCCGGCCTTGTAATGCTTGTCGAACACGTTGTCCGCATCCCGGCGAGCGACAACGAGGTCCCGCATGACGGGCGTGTGCCTGTGCAGGCGGTCCACCCGGCGGATCGAGAAGTCCCGCGCCGTGACCTTGCTCGTCTGGATGAGCATGAGGTCGGCCGGGTCCACCAGCGCGGAATAAAGTAGATAATTCAAGAACATATCGGTGTTGTGCGTCGGAACGAGGTTACGCCCCGCCAAGAACAGGTGATCCCCAGACTCGACATGGATGCACCGAACGGGCACGGACTCGACCGGCACGATGTCTCGGATGAACCTGCTCGTGATGTGACGCTCTCGAACCTTGCCGGACGCCAGTTGCGCGCGCCGGGTCTCGATCTGCCGCTTGAGCGAGAACACGTCAGCCGCATTGACCGGCGTGAAGGTGAGCCGCCAGTTCCGCTTGCCCGCTTTGCCGCGGCATTTGGGGATACGCGACGTCGTACTGACCTTGTGCCCGAGCCCGATCAACAGGTCGAACACGGTCTCGGCAAGCCGGGGGACGCTCGTGCTGAACTCGATCACGCCCCGATGGCCGGAAGTCGCGTCGCCGTCGAACAGGCCGCGCACAAGGTCCCGCCGTTGCTCAATCGACGCGCGCAGGTATACCTCGGGGACGTGCTTTTCGGTATCGCAGCCGAGCGCCCGTAGGCCGTGGATCAGCCCCGTGAAATTGACTCGATCCACCGTCCCGGCCGAATTGCCTTTCCGGGGGTAGTAGGTGCATTCCTCGTCACCGACCCGAGACATGATCTCGTCGGCGTCGCCGATATTCAGCACGAGAGACGACGTTCCTACCCTCCCTTCGGCCAACCACAGACCAAGGAGATACGGGGCCACCGGGAGGTCGGCTTCGGGGAACTCTATCGGCGCGGCAAGCGGAACCGCATAACGCGACCGCCGATATTTCCCCGAGGAACCCCATCCTTCCGAAAGCATCTGGCGCGTCGTGCGTTCGACGAGCACGTCCGGCTCCGCCGACATGACAGGCAGAACCGCCCAGCGATGTTCCGCGTCGGCCCGGATCACCGAGCCATCGTCGAAGATCACGTCGAAGCACTCGTGCCCCCGCATCACGTCCGTCGCGTAAATCACGCGAGTCGGTTGACCGTGGTGGTCGAACACATAGTCGCCCACTCGCAGGTCCCCCATCGTGGTCCAGCCTGCGGGGGTCAGGATCGGAGTCGCCACGTCCAGAGGCTTGCCCGACTGCGCCGAGCCGGCAAAGACCAATCCCGTGAAGTCGGTGCTCGTAAGTTCGTCCATGGGCTCGACGAGGTAGGGGGTCTTCTCGTTGCGCCACGGGCCGACGTAGTTCCCGGGGTTGTTCAGGTGGCGATACTTCGCCGCCGCCTCGGAAACGGTCAGGGCTTCCGGGGGCTTGGCCGCAACGGCCGCCTGCGCGATGATTTCTTCGAGCGTCTGGTCAGATGAGGTCCGCATGGTCAACATCGTCGTCCTCGCCTCCTGCCGCCGTGAAGTCCCCCGGGTGCATGTCGAGCAGCGGGTCGTCGCCAAGCAGTTCCCGGATGGACGCGATCTGCGCCTCGGTCGAGCCGGTTCGGGCGTTCTCGACGATCTTGTCGTAAATCTCTTGCAGGAGCCCGCGGGTCAGTCGTTCCAAAATGTGCCGCTGCGCCTCGGACAGACCTTCCTCGTTGGCGACCGTATCGGCCCACAACTGCGTGACGAACTTGATCGACTGGAACATGCCGGCCAGCACCCGCCAGACATCCTCGGTCGCCCACAACTGCCCGGCGTTCCGCTCCCACGTCTGGCGTTTCAGCAGCGCGTTCCAGACGGACTCCTGCAAGCTGGTCGGCAGGTCCGACTTGTGCAGGGAGCGCAGGAAATCCTCGGGCGAGAGAATCGGCGGCACGAGATACCGCGCGGCCACCGCCAGATCGTAGAGTTTCGAGTTGCGCTTGTCCCCCTGCACCCGAATGACCGGGCATTGCGCCAGCTTGCGCAGAACGGCCGAGCGATCCATGCGGAAGGCCGACGCCAGCCATGTCGCAGTCACCCCGGACACCACGTTGTCGATACGCTCGACCCGCTCTGCCGACGTCTTCGTGCCGGCCGAACGGGCCTTCTGCGTCAGCAGTTCGAGCGCCGCGTCGATCTTGTCCGTCATATCAGCGCCTCCACTTCGTCCACCGGCAGCGGGTTCTGCCCGGTCGCCACCCGCGACAGCCGCACCTTCACCGCGTCGATGATCCGGTCCTGCGCCGCCTCTCGTTGCGACAGGACCCGCACAATCGTCTCGTCGACCGTGCCCCTCGCGAGGATACGGTGCATGACGACATGATCGGCCTTTTGCCCCGATCTATGCAACCGCTTGATGAATTGCAGGTAGAGTTCCGCCCACCACGGGAGCCCATACCAGACCATGATGTTCGAGGCGTGTTGGAAATTCAGCCCGTGGCCGAAGGATGCGCAATGCCCCACCAGCAGCGGAATGCGCCCGGCGTTCCAGTCCCGCATGTCGCTCGGCGACTCCCCGAACACGCGCGCTTGGGGGAACCGCTTGCGGATCGCCGCCAGGTCGAACTGGAACGTATAAGCGCACAGAATCGGCTGGCCCTGCGCTTCCTCGACGATGCTTGCCAGCACATCCAGCTTGGCGCTGTGCATCTGGTGGACCCCTCGGGCCTCGTCGTAGATCGCCCCGTTGGCGATCTGCGACAACTTGCCAGTCAGCACCCCCTCGTTCGCCGCCTTGATGATCGTCTCGTCGCGCGCCCCGTCCCGCAGGATGATCGCCGACTCGCGTTCGAGGTCCTTGTATTGCCGCGAAACGGCGGGCGGCAGATCGACCCGGTGGTCGACCGTGATGAGCGGCGGCAGGTCCAGATAGTCCTTCTCGCGCAGCGCGAAGAACACGTCCTTGATCCGATCCATGATCTCGGCCTCGGAGTGCGCGAACGGCGTGACGCTGTAGTCGTAGGTATTCGTCTTGAACCACCGCGACTCGAAATCGCTCTTGTTGCGCCCCAGCCGATAGCCCTTGTCGATCAGGTAGATCGGCCCCCACAGGTTGATGAGGCCGCTCGATGCCGGGGTCCCCGACAGTTCGATCACCCGCATCTTGTGGCGCACCCGGGACAGAATGCCGAGTTCCGTCGCCCGCGCGACCCCGACCGAGCCGTCCTTGCGCTTCACGGGCTTGGTCTTCTTCCGACCGGAGTTCAGCCGGCTCGCCTCGTCGTAGACTACCAGATCGTAAGGCCAGCGCCGCGCGCCGAAGCGGTTGTAGAGCCAGCGCAGGTTCTCGCGATTGATGATCGTAACCTGGCACGGGCCGTATTTCAGCGCCGCCTCGCGTTGCGCCGCCGTGCCCGTGACCACCCGGTATTTCAGATGGCGCGCGAACGACCAGCCGGCGATTTCTTCGGGCCATGTGTTCTCGGCCACATAGAGCGGCGCCACCACCAGAACCTGCCGGACTGTCCCGGCCGCCAGCATCTCGGTGATCGCGAGCAACGTCGCACTCGTCTTCCCGAGGCCCGGGTCGGCCGCGAGATAGACGCCTTCCAGTTCCTGCGCTTTCCGGCCCATCCACGTCTGGTAATCCCGGAACTCGCTCACGTCGCGGATCACCGCCGGCGGTCCCCAGATCAGTTCGATAGCCTCGACGTCCATGAGATGCTTCGGCAGCACGGGCTTCTTCACAGGCCGATCCCCATGACATCGCAAAAGCCCTGCATGGAATCGACGACATGAACCTCGGCGCCAAATTCCCGCATTTCGTCGTGTTCCAACTCCTGCAAGAGCCGGGCGCCCGGCGTCCCGGGTCGCTTGAACTCGATCCAGACCGTGCGGCCGCCCTTGACGAATACCCGATCGGGGGCCGCCTTGCGACCGACCCATTTGATCTTGCGCTGCCACCAACCGTTTCGCTCGGCCAGCGCGACACAGGGACTCTCGACGTTGATTTCTCGCATGACTGTCAATCTTTGATCCACACAGGGGACGCAAACCCGGCCGTCTTGAGGGGAATGTCCCGGCCCCAATCAGGCGGGGTCGACATGCACTCGATGAGCGTTTTCAGGCCCTCATCCGCCTGATCCTCCCGGATCATCACGACCTGCTGGTCGTGGACGTGCAGGCGCGCGTCAAGGCCCTCGGCGCGGGCCAGCTTGATGCCGAGCGCAAGAACGTCCCGGGCGACGCTCTGCGTCACATTTTCAGTCCACTTGCCCGGATGTGACGTGATTCGGACCCATTGCTTGCGGTCGTTCAGCCCTTCGTAGCTGGGAGTCATGCGCATCTCGCCCCATGGAGTGCGCGCGTTGATGATCTTCGGCCGGCAGTAGTGCAGGTAGCGCCCCGAGGGGAGGCGGATGCGCATGAACGGCCCGGCCATGTCCAGCTTCACGCAGCCGAACTCGACCGGCTGCCCGGTTCTCATGCACCGCCGCACCGCCCGGTCGATCCCATACCAGTAATCCCCGACCTCGGTGTAGGTCGAGCGAAAGACCTTCACCGACTTCTCGGAATCCGCCAGCGTGAAGTCCCGGATGCCCATGTTCCATGCGTAGCCGAGCAGGCCGGTGGCCTCGATCTCGCCCGACCGTTCGTTCAGCACTTCCTCGCCCGGCCCCAAGAGGTAGCCGCAGTTATGCGCGATGAACGGGCCGTCCGCGCTCAAGACCAGAAACCGGCTTCGGGGGCCGGCGTTCAACACGTCGAACACCATATGCGCCCCGGCATCCCGCCTGATCGGCGATGATTTCATCCGCCGAAAGACCCTCCCGAGCCTTTCTCGCAACGGTGCTGTCCTCCCGGTATCGTGGCGCGAAGAGTCGACGAAACTCGGCCGCCGCATACCATCGTCCGTCTTTCTCGATCTTATGGGCGATCCGCATGTTCCCCGCGTTAAGGCAGCGATCGGCCAGCCGAAGGTTTCCGGGTTCATAGTGGCCGTCATTGTTTTCCCGGTCGATCTCAAGCGTTCCGTCAGCGCCGAGAACGTCGACGCAATACGCCACGAAATCATCCGCGCAGACGAACCGACATTCGATCCCACGTCCGCCGTAGTTGGGGTAACTCGCGTTTTTCGGGTTCCCGCAGCGGTTTCGGATCGCGTAGAATCGATTCGACAGTCGGTCGAACAGTTCTTCTCCGATTCGAGTTCGTTCGACCGCAGGACGCCGCCCCGTGCAGTTCTCACATCCGGGCTTCGCGCGATACGGTTCCAAGAGGCGAGACCGTCGACGCTCGACAACGCTTCCGCAATCGCACTGGCACTCGTAAATCTGCCCAACAGCCGGTCGGTTTTCGACGTAGCGGACCACAACGAGCGCGCCGAAGCGATGGCCCGGTTCCAGCTTCGGGCGTTGAAGTTTCCGGCCATGCGCCATTCGTCCTCGCCCTCCCTGATCTTGTGGTCTGCTGTAATAACCACACCCGACAAGTTTATGCAAGACCGCTCGCCTTGGCACACCACCCCGTCGTGCGCGACCCACTCGACCCCATCGTGGACCAGATCATCGAACCGCACCGACATAATCGGAACCCAACCGCGTTGCGTGAGCACCAGCGTATCGCCGCGAAAGCAGCCCAGGGTGCCGGGCTTGCTGATCGTGCGCACCCGCTTGTCGCCGGCCTTGTATTCGGCCCAGAGGTCCGCGTAGGGGCGCCCGAACAGGTGGACTCCGAACGACAGATACGGGTCGCGGTTCTCCTTGAACACCGAGAGAATCTTGTCGCAGTCCGACAACCAGCCGAGAATGATGTTCTCGATGGCCGACAGGTCCGCATCGAGCAGGACGTAGCCCGGCGGCGCCTGAATGGCCGGCCGGATCGTGCTCGCCAGCAGATCGAACATCTGCTCCTTGCCGTAGATCAGGCTCAACTGCTGCGCCGACAGGTGCTCGACGTTGCGGGCGTGAACCTCGGGCGCCTTCTCGAACTGCGGGTCCGGGCGCGCGACGTTCTGCAACTGCCCGGTCCTGCCGCCCCAGCGCCACGTCCGACCGGCAGCGGCGTATTGCAGGGTATAGCGCAGATACCCGTCATCGTCGGTCGCGCGCTCGAAGGCATGGAACTTCTTGATCGAGGTCCGGCTGACCATCTGCCGCAGTTCGAGCACCCGCAGCAACGACTGATTCTCCATGATCGTCGCGAGGTCATTGCCGGATCGCTCGATTTCATCGAGCACCCGGCGCCGGGCCATCTCGATATGGCCCTTCTTGAGGTCGTCGAACGGATAGCCCTCCAACTGCAACCACGGCAGCAGTTGCTGTGAGGACGCCGGGTTGTCGACGCCGGTGATCTCCTGCATCTCGGCGATGAACTCGGCCAGCACGGTCTCGTAGACCCGGATCGCGTTACGCACCATGTCGAGATTGATCGGCACCCCGGCCCGGTTGATCTCCTGGTCGATGTGCCACATCTCCCATTCGTGCTCGGGGGGAGAATACCGCCTGATCCGGCGCAGGATCGCCTGCTCGGCCACCACGTCCTGCCGGTTGTAGTCCAGATACTGCTCCCATTCCGCCAGATCGTCGTGCCAGTGCAGGCGGGTCGCCGGGTTGCGCTTCGTCGGCTTCCGCGGGAACGAGAACTTGCGCATCAGACGCTTGCCTTCACGCGCCGATTTCAGGAACTCGGGATCGAGGTCGACCACGGGTCCGCACTTCTCCAAGCTGCCCGGGAGCGAGCAGGTCAGCGCCAGCACCATCGAGCAGCGCCATTGCCGGATGTCGATTCGCGGGACCTTGAGGGTGTCGAGCAGGATCGCCAACTCGAAAGCCGCATTCCACGCTTGCTTCTCGACTTCCGGGTCGACCAGCGCCTCGGCCAGTTCGTCCGGCATGGTCTGACCCTCGACCGGAATCCATTGCTTCACGGCGCCGCCGTTCAGCGAATACGCGGCCATGAGCACTTCGGTCGACGGGTCCCGCGCATACCGGCTCGTGCCGACCTTCTTGAGGTCGACGTCGCTGTAAGACTCGAAGTCGATTCCGAGGGTATCTTTCTTCACGCCGCCTCCGGGGGTCGTGCCGGGCCGTGAGGCCCGGCACCAGTCGTCAGATCAGGCCGTCGTCATCGTCGTCGCCCTCGTCCACGACATCATCGTCGCCGATGTCGCCGCCGTCATCCGACACGTCGTCGTCGGTGAACTTGGCGTTCGGGTCGGCCGGCGCCGCACCGAAGGCTTCGCCCTTGCGCCGGAACTGGACGCTCTCGACCGAGGCGTTCACGCGCTTGCCGCCCTTCTTGGGCTCGTTGTCCTGCGCCCAGATGCGCACGATGGCGTTGACGTAGCACCCGCTGTAGGGCGCGTTCTGCTGCCCGGGAACCGCGACGATCCAGTCGCCATCCTTGTCCTTGCGGTTCGTGACGACGCTCGGCGGGCGGGATTCCGGGCTGCCGGTGGACAGATAGAAATTGCCGGCGTAGCCATCCCAATCCTCAAGATCGCCGTCCCGCAGGCACAGCTTCTCGGGCTTGAGGTTCGGCTGGTTCGACCCCCACTTCTTCTCGCGAACCTCCTTCGCGGCCTTCTTGATGGCCTTGAGGTTGCCGTAGGGGTCGTTTTCCTTGTCGATCAGGAAGTTCGCGTTGAACGTCCGCCGGACGGTGCCGGTCTCGTCATCGCGGAACTCTTGCGGCTCGAACAGGTGCGCGAAGGACAGGCGCACGTCGCGCAAGATCACTTCGCCAAGGGGGCTCTTGTCGTCTGCCATGTCCAACTCCTTAGATCAGGCTCTCGTTTTCGATCAGGTCGTATTTGTCCCCGTGCGAGCGACGGGCGGGTCGCTTGTCCGTCACCGGCACGAGGATGGGCTTCGCTTCTCCCTGATCGACTAAGGCAGCGAAGTCCCGTTCGTATTCCCCCGATCCGAGCAGTTCCTCGGTCTGCGTGGGGGAGATCATGCTCGTCTTGAAGGCCCGGTCCCCGACCGCGGCGCGCAAGAGGATTTCGGCCTTGGCCTCGTCGCGCCACGCGCGCGCGCCCCGGCGACCGTCCACGAGTTTCTGCCCGGGGGTCGGCCGGCCGGCTTCGGCGTCCGCGATGGCCTCGACGTGCAACTGTTCGAGGAACTTCTCGATCATGCCCTTGTGCAGCAGCACCTGCGCCCGCTGCTCGGGGGTCAGCGCCCGACCCTCGTAAAGGTCCGGCGCCTCGCCCGTGACGTAGCCGTCTTCGAGCGCATCGAACTTGGCCCCGGCAGTCTTGAGGATGAACTGCGCGCGCTCCTTGCAGAGGTTCAGCTTGGCCGCCGCGCAGAACTGGCACTGGATCGGCCCGGGAATGCGCGGCGCGTTCGGATCGCGCGTGGCCTTGGCGTCCCGCTTGATCTGCCTGCCCTCGGCCAGCAGATGCGTCATGGTCGTCGACCACACGCCGCCTCCGCCAGGCGCCCGGGGCTGCTCGATCACGACCAGCGCCTCCACCCCCTCGGGATCGCCGAAGTCGGCCTCATGGGCCGCCCAGCAGCCCAGCGCGTAGAGAATCGCCTGATCGTTGTCCTCGGGCTGGACCGGAACGCCGGTGCCCCACTTCCAGTCGAACACGACCAGCCGCCGCAGGGTCGGCTGCACGAGGCACACGTCGCTGGTGCCGAACTGGCCCTTGCCGAGCCAACGCGACAGATCGAGCCGGGTCTCGACGAACATGCGCGTGGCCGGGTCCTCGGCGCGCAGCGCCTCGATCAGCCGCAGGCCGCCGCGCATCTTGAGCGCCATCTCGTCGGTATAGGGCAGTTCGCCGAACGGCTCGGCCGTCACCTTGGCGCCGACCAGCCGCTCCGGGGCGATCCCCGTCGCCAGCACGGTCGCCGCGAAATCGTGGAAGACCGTCCCCTGCGCGGCGTCGATGCCGGCGGTATCGGGCAGGCCGCGGGACGCCGCAACGGAGCCCGGGCAGCGCCGCCAGCGGGCGGCCGAGGACGGGCCGAGTTCGGAGTGAGCCGGTTGGGGTTCGGTGGACATGGGGCCTCGTCGGGGGTCAGGGCGTGACGGCGGGCTTCACGCCCGCCGTTCGTTCGTGCGGGATCAGATGATCCCTTCTTCTTCCTCGTCGCCATCGCCTTCGAGGCCCAGGTCCTCGCCCGCGGCCGCGCGCTTGAGCGCCGCCAGAACCTCGGCGTGGTGTTCCGGGTCGATGTTGGTCAGCCGGTCGGAACCGAAGTGCGCGACGATGGCCTTGACGTTCTCGACCGCCGCCTTGCGATCGTCGGCATCGCCGGCCTTGAGGTATTCGCCGGCCACGTCCGCGATCTGGTCGACCAGCGCCTTTTCGGTCTTCTTGCCGGCCGCCCGGGCAGCCGGCTTGTCGGTCGCCTTGGCCTTGTCAGCGGCGGGCTTGGCCTTGTCGACGGACGCAGCCGCGGCCTTCGTGCCTCCGGCAGCGAGGAACTTCTCCATGACCGCGGCATGGTTGTTCAGCGCGTCCGTGTGGGCCTTGAGGATGTCTTCGATCATTGTGAGCGTGTCCTGTGCTATACGAGCGCCCGGGATGGGCCGCTCGGAAGTAGTAACCCGACTCGTTCGGTATTGTCAACCGGGTCGTCAACGTGTAATACACCGCTAGATACGAACGGAGGTCCGCATGGCCGCGCATACCGACATCAGCCAGATCGAGAACCCCTTGCACCGACTCCTGCTGCGATCCACGCCGCCGGACCTGTCGGGCGAAGTGACGCTTGCCCACCTGTCCAAGCGCATCGGGGTCGCCCGGTTCACGATCTACAAGTGGATGGAAGCCATGCGCCTGCCGCCCGGGCGGGCCATCGACATCGTGCGCCAGTCGCGCGGGGCCGTGAGCCTGACCGACTTCCACCCCTACGTCTACGGGTTCCCGGAGGACGAGATCGCGCGCCTGTCGCGCGCTCGCGATTGATCGTCTATTATCCCGATTCGGGGCGCTCCTGACACGGCGCCCGACCCCGAACCCCCGAGGCGTCATGTCCAACCCTGATTCGGCCCTCATCCGCTTCTCGACCGGGCGCGGTCGGAACCTCGGAAAGGCCAAGAACCGCGCGCTGCCATACCGACAGTTCGCGGCCCTGTTCCAAGAGCCCGTGCGCACGGGGGAACGCTTCAAGGACTACCTCGCGCTGCCCCACGCCGAGCAGCAGACGCTGAAAGCCGCGAACGGCTGGTATTTCAGATCGCAGGTGAAGGGCGATCGCCGGACGCGCGATTCGGCCCTGCCGACCGACATCATCACCCTCGACTTCGACAACGCGACCCCCGAGTTCATGGAGCAGGTCCTGTCGGGCGAGGTTCTTCCCGAAGCGCGATGGTTGTGTCACTCGACGCGCCGGCACACCGAGGACAAGCCGCGGCTGCGCTTCATCGTCCCGCTGGCCTCGTCGCTCTCCAATGACGACTACGGCCCCATCTCCCGAATCATCGCGCAGAAGATCGACCCGAAGATGGAGATGGTCGACCTCGTGTCGTTCCGTCCCGCGCAGATGATGTTCTTCCCGACCGCCTCGAAGGACGGGGACTGGCTCTATCACGAGAACGGCGGCCCGCTGCTGGACTGGCACCTGGAAGCCGACACGTTCGAGGCGCTGATCGGCGACTGGCACGACTTCCGGCTGTTGCCGACCTGCCCCTCGGAGACGTTGCGCGCCCGGGTCGACAAGGCCGAAGACCCGACCACGAAAGTCGGCCCGGTCGGCGACTTCTGCCGCGCCTATTCGGTCCCCGAGGCCATCGAGAAATTCCTGCCCGAGATTTACGCGCCGACCGACGATCACTCGTCCAAGCCGCGCTACACCTACCTGCCGGGGACCACCGCCAACGGCGCGGTGATCGAGGACGACGGCCTGTTCCTCTACTCGCACCACGGTTCCGACCCCTGCGGCGACAAGCTGGTCAACGCCTTTGACCTGGTGCGCATCCACCTGTTCGGAGATCAGGACGCCAAGACCCCCGACGACACGCCGCCCGGGCGGATGCCCTCGTGGGCGGCCATGCTCGACTTCCTCGCCGACGACGAGGGTTACGTCCGCGAGCAGGTCGCCAGCCGCTACAACGTCGCCGCGCAGTTCTCCGACGATGACGTCGAGCCCGACGACGCCGACGAGACGCCGCAAGAGGCGCCCGGAGCGGGCGAACTGGCCGAGATCGACGCCCTCATAGGGACGCCGCCCCTGCCTGCTCCGGCGGGCGCCTACGCGCCGCCTGTGCCCGGCCGGCGCCGGCCCAAGCCGCCGAAGGACTGGATCACCGATCTGGACCTCGCGCGCGACGGTCGCATCCTGCCCACGCCGGACAACGTGCGCCAGATTCTGCGCCATGACGTGCGCCTGCGCGAGAGCATCGAGTTCAACGAGTTCACGCAGGAAGTCGTCCTGCGCGCACCGATGATCCTGCGCACGAACAACCAGTTGGACATCCACGCCGCCGACACCGTGAACGGGGACCGTTGGCAGGACTACTTCACGAGCAGCATCCGCATCCTGCTCTCGGCCCAGAACGGCACGGACAAGGCCGGTTGGGGCCTCACCGTGCCCGCGGGCGGGATCGACGAAGCCGTCGAGCATGTGGCCCGCGAACTGCCCTTCCACCCGATCAAGGACATGCTGCTGGCCGCGACCTGGGATCGTGCGCCGCGCCTGTCCTCGGTATTCACCGACCATCTCGGGGCCGACGATAACGTCTATACGCGCTCGGCCGCCGTCCTGTTCTTCGTGGCGGCCGTCGCCCGGGTGTTCGAGCCGGGCCACAAGTTCGACTTCGTGCCGATCCTTGAAGGGCCGCAGGGCGCGCTGAAATCGACCTTCGTGGAGGCGCTGGCCTGCGGCTATTTCGGCGAACTGACCGCCGACCTGTCCGACGAACGCGCGACCATCGAGTCGATGCGCGGCAAGTGGATCATGGAACTGCCCGAACTGTCCTCGCTCAAGAGGACCGAACTCGAATCGGTCAAGGCGTTCATCACCCGGACGACCAGCACCGTGCGCATGGCCTACGCGCGCCGGGAGGCGACCTTCCTGCGCCAGTGCGTGTTCATGGGCACGACCAACGAGGCGGCCTACCTGATCGACAAGACGGGCAATCGCCGCTGGTGGCCGATCCGGCTCGGGGTCGGGATGATCGACATTGACCGGCTGGTGCTGAACCTGCCGCAAATCTGGGCCGAAGCCTTCGCTCTCTACTCGACCATGCGCGTCGGGCAGCCTCACGGGCCGTTGCCGCTGTTCCTCGATGATCCGGTTGCGCAGTCCATCGCCGCCGACACGCAGGACGTGCGAGTCCAGCTTACCGAAGCCGACCACATGGCCGGCAAGATCGCCGAATGGCTCTTTCAGCCGCGCACCGAAGACAAGTTCGACGACTCGACGACGCGCTTCCGCGACCGGACGTGCGTTCTCGAAATCTGGTCCGAGGCGCTGGGCAAGGAGGGCGTCCCGTCGCGCATGGACAGCCGCCACGTCGCAGACGCCCTCCGGCTGATCGGCTGGCACCAGTCCGGGGCGGTTACTCGGTTCCCGACCTACGGTGTGCAGCGACCTTTCTTCCCGATGATGGACCGCGAGCCGGTGAGCGGCGAAATCTGGCGGAACTGGTGGCTCGAACGGTTGTCGGCGGACGACGACGATCCAGAGACTCTGATTTGATATAAAAACATCAAGTCATGTGAAACCCGGCCTCGTGCCGGGTTTTTCGTCGATTCGGCGTAACTCAATCGGTGTAACCCGAAATCCGTAACCTTAGGTTACAAGCCGAAAGCCCAATGAAATAAGGGTTCGAGCGAGGTTTGTAACCTATGTAACCTACCGAGCCTCGGATAGGCTGTGGGAATCCGCCCTGAGTCCCACTTTTGGATTCTGTTCCGAATCCTTAAAACCCGATGTCCCTACTTGGGGAATATTAGGTTACAAGGTTACAGAACTGCGGTTTCTTCCATAGAATCAAGCAGTTGGGCTGTAACCTAAGGTGTAACCTAAGTGTAACCTAATCGGTTCGGTCGACCTTAGGTTACAGTCCGACAAAACATACAAAAACATGCCCGGTAGCCCCACGGCGCGCAATCGCCCCCGGAAAGCCGGACCATGAGAGGGGCCAGAACGGAAAACCGGACTTTACCCGGATCGGGCTTTCGACGTGCGATCGCGCGCGAGAAAACTCAACGAAACAAGGGAGTTACGGCGAAAAATCGACTGCGATTCGCGTTTTGTTCCCACGGACGTAGCTGAACCGAGGTCTCCGCGCACCC